AGGTTATGTAATGAATTATACGATTTAGACTGCAAATACAGCAGATACTTTATAGATAGCAACATATTCCTCGATATGTACCATAAATCACAGACTTCCGAGGACTGGAAAAGAGCCGAAATCATGTGGATAAGATATGAAGATGTTAAGAGTAGAGCGATAAATACAAAGTCACGTGCTGAAGAATTAGCAGAGTTTTGAATAAATATATGTAACAATCTGGGGAACTATTAAAATGAAAACAACTGAGTTATTTAAAGTTAAGGCAGCGAAGATTAATGAGTCTATGCACAAGACTTTTGGTAAAAAATTAAATCTTGAAACATTTGACGTCCTTAAACTTGAGGATGCTAGAAATAAATTAAGAACACAAATTCATGATGCTAGAAGTGCTTCAGGATTTAATGAAAATCTTGATAACGATGCATTTCACCAAGCACAATTTATGCTTGATGCAATCAACGCAGAACTTGCTGAACGTGAAGAAGCAGCAATTGATGGTTTAGATGTTGTGGAAGACAATCCCCAGGCTAACACAACTGAAACAGGAGAAGAAATGGATAACGTAACAGAAGGTGAAATTCAACAGGCTAGTGCTATTGTTACAGCAAAGACTATGGTTGATAGAATTAGCCGTTTTATTGAAGAAATATCAAGCATGGAGAACGAAACACTTCTTCAACTAGGTGACTCTATTAGAGATGAGATTGGACAAGCAGAATCAAAGCAGTTTATCGAATCTAGCGCACCAGCAATTCAAACAGCATTAGAAAACCTAAAGACAACACGCGAAGCACTATCAAGTGCAGTTGGCGTTCTAGCAGGTGAGGAAGCAGCAGGCGAAATGCTTGGTGCTGAACCAGCAGAAGGCGGCGAAACTGATATGGCAGAACCTGCACCAGAAGCAGGAGCAGAAGAAGCACCAGCAGAAGCACCAGCAGATGATTTTGCAACAGCAGAACCAGCAGCAGGCGGCATGGAAACTGCCGGTAGAGAAAAGCGCGAGTCAATTGATTACGAAGCACGCCTACTTAAAACACTAGCAGGTTAATCATGAAACTATCGGAGTTTTATCTAGATAGAGAACTTACCGATGCACTTCCTCCACCAGGGGCAGGAGCAGCAACACTACCTCCAGCAGTCCCAGGGCAGACACAGAATGTTGCAACTGATCCACAGGCACAAGCCAAGATGATGGCGCAGCAAGCATTAGACATGCAGAACCGTAAGAAAGAATTGCAGGATCAAATTAAAGCCAAGCAACAGGAAATTATGGATTTACAAAAACAACTAGCGAGCATTAAGTAATGAGATTTGTAGAGTTCGCAGTGGATCAACTTATAGATAGATATGTCATTGTATTAAAGAATATCATCGGCCGAGCTTCAAGTAAAAAAGTTCCTGCCAAACTAAATTGGAGAGGCTTAAATTCAATTCTCAAATCAAACAATGCCGAGATTACAGCAGACTATGAAACGTTCAAGTCAATGTATGATAGCTCGCCTGCAATCCAAAATCTTGTAAAAAACTTTAATGCAGATGGTATTGAATTAAATGTTCCAGGAGCAGCAGATGATGAAACACCTGCAGATGGAGCAACAGATGCACAGGCAGCAGTTGATGCTACAGCGGCAAGTGCAGCGCCACAGCAATTGGCGCAACAAGCATAATACCACTCTTTACTTTTTTACCCTTAGAGTATAATATATACAGTTGTGATTGATAATTTAAAATTCTTGGGAATACAAATGGACTGCACTTCTGACACTGTTAGAAATGCCAACCATATTGCTAAGTCTCTTTATGATAATCCTGAGTGTGATTACGCAATTACTCCAGAATGTGCGCTGAGTGGGTATGGAAAGAATAGTCCGAATGAGTCAAGCGATGAAGCATTGGAGATTGTGCTAAATGCATCGAGAGAAACACAAACAGGGTTATTCCTAGGCACAATGGCAAAAGACGAAGCAGACTTATATAACGATTGTTTAATTATTAACAACCAAGGAACGATTGTAAATCATCAACCAAAGAGCCAAATTATACCTTACGATACACAGTTAGGATGTAAACCTGCACCAACTACCGACCCTATTCAACTTCCTGATCATCCCGGTATCTCTGCCGGTGTTATGATATGCAATGATTTCTGGGGAGGCCCACTCGGAGGAATGACTTGCCTTCCACAACAATATTGTAAGGGCGGCGGTGTTAATATCCTAATACACTGCACGAATGGTGCTCGTGGCAATGGTGAGTTGATTGATCAGATTAATTGGGATTGGCACACTGCTTGGTTACAACAGATAAGCAGTATCTTTAGGATTGTGGTTATCAGTGTTGACAGCAGTTGCCATATGAAAGGAGAACCCTATAATGGAAGAACTTCATCTCCTAGCGGATGCTGGGTTGCGGGTGAAAAGATAGCAGGTGTCTCTGAAATTGGACAGCATAACTTCACAGTTACGTTACCAATGGAAAAGATGCATCCTTGGGGAAATTTAATTGCCAATCATACTTGACAAGCAAACAAAATGATAGTACTATATACAGTATGACTCATGAAACCCAAGTTGATTTAGTACCGCTTTTTTCTCAACCAGTGTGTATATCACAGTTGGAAATTACAGAAGAAGTTGCAAAACATATAAGAAACATAGAGTATTATGAAATGACATCAAGTGTAGGCTGGCTGTCGGAAGATACTCAAGTTTTAGATCATCCTACAATGGTTGATCTAAAATCTAAACTATTGAATAGAATAAAAGGTTACGCACACAGCATGTTACAGATACAAGATGATATTGAATTTTATATCACTAACAGTTGGGTAACAGTACACAAAGATGGCGACTTTGCGCCAGCACATAATCATGATAACAGTTTAATATCTGGAACTTTGTATATTAATATTCCAGATGACGATGAAAGTTTGTTTGAGATATATGCTCCACAAGCTCATAGCCTTTTTGGTTTCTTAAAACCCAAGTACAAAGATTGGAATATTTTTAATAGTAAAAAATGGGCAGCAAAGCCATTAACAGGAACAACAATCATTTTTCCATCAACCCTAGAACACGGAACAACTCCAATGACTTCTAAAACAGACAAGAGATACTGTTTAGCATTCAATGTATTTGTACACGGAGATTTTCATGATTCTTGGCAAGAAGGAAAAGCAGCAATTAACAGATTAGTATTATGAATGTAGAAAGCACACTTTTAGCACCACCACCCTTTGTTGAAAAATTTGAATACAAAGGATGTAAACAGGTAAATGATCCTGTAACAAGAAAACGAGTATATGTTACACCCGACGGAGACAGACTTCCTAGTGTGACTACAATTTTAAGTGCAACCAAAGATATGACCCATTTAAATGAGTGGCGCAAGCGTGTGGGCGAAGCCAATGCTAAGAGAATTACAACGGAGGCTGCAGGTGTAGGAACGGCTATGCATGCTAACCTTGAACGCTTTATATGTGGTATGCAAAGACAGCCAGGTAACAATCCTGTACATGTGCAGGCGAACAAGATGGCAGATGTTATTATTGAAAATGGTTTAGTAGACGTTAACGAAGTTTGGGCCATGGAACAAAGCCTTTATTTTCCAGGTTTGTATTCAGGCACAACTGACTTGTGCGGAGTTTATAAGGACGAGCCTGCTATCATGGATCACAAACAAACAAATAAACCCAAGAAAGCAGAATGGGTAGAGGATTATTATCTACAACTTGTAGCATATGCAATGGCACACAACGAAGTATACGGTACAGATATTAAAAGAGGTGTTATCTTTATGTGTAGTCGTGATTTCCAATATCAGCAGTTTGAAGTAACGCCAGATACATTTAATAAGTACCAGGATATGTGGCTTAATAAAGTAGAAGAGTATTACAACAAATAGTCAACGGTTTTATCTTATTAAGTTAGTAGTTAACTGCTCCGTGTGTTTGTGACACGACAGGATAAATATATAAAAGAATTAGGAGAAAACGTTGGCTGTAGTTCAAATATCTAAGATACAGATCCGAAGGGGTCAAAAGAATTCAAGTAGTGGAGTTCCGCAACTAAGCTCTGCTGAACTTGCATGGGCAGTAGATACACAGGAACTATACATTGGTAACGGGTCAGTACAAGAAGGTGCACCTTATGTAGGAAACACAAAAGTACTAACCGAGCATGATAACATACTAGAACTAGTAGGTAGTTATACATTTGCATCCGACGATCCGGCAGTTACACTAAGCACACCTAGATCATTATTATCTAAAATTGATGAAATACATGTAAGTGTTGCTGACTTTGGTGCAGTTGCTGATGGTTCAACAGACAATGTAACAGCCTTTGAAAATGCGTTAACAGATCTATTTAGAAATTCAGATGACACATATAAAAAAGTACTTGTAGTTCCAAACGGTGAATACTTATTTACAAGTGACCTTGAAATTCCGAGCAATGCAATTGTACGTGGCGAAACAGAATCTGGGGCAATATTAAATTTTGATACAGCCAACATTAGGTTTGTTACATCAACTGGCGATGGCTTAATTAATTTTAGCAGTACTAACAGACCCGAAAATATTAATATTTCTAATCTAACTATTAAACGTTCTTCAGGACAAACAGTTATAACAGGAATGAAGAACAGTGTTTTTGAAAACGTTGTCTGGAACGGTGAATATGTTTTAGGTAATCAAGTTAATTCATTGGCTACTGAATCATCTGCGGTGTTCTGGGGTAATGATATAGCAGGTATTAGAGCCGACAATATTACATTTAAAAATTGTAATTTTAATTCTAACAGCCTGTCAATTAAATGTACACAAACTATTGTTGCTGACACAAGTGTAAAAATTACTGGATGTAAATTCTTTATTAACGACACAGGAATTTATATCGGTGGCGTAACTGATCAAGGAAATATTTGGGATATACGAGATTGTTACTTTGAAGAGATTGCAACTTCAGCATTCTATTCTACTAACGGAACAGGAACAAAGATACAACGATGCAACTTTAAAAAGTGTGGTAATGGAACTAACTTAGCAAACGCTCCTTTGCACCCTATGGTGTCATTCGGAGAAAGCAAGGACAATGTTGTTATTGGTTGTAATAGTGACAGACAACAAGCAGGAATGCCTACAACTTCAGAAGAAACTATTTCAGTAGTTGAAGTTTATAACAGTGACTACACTCAGATTAATAATAGAAACTATTCTGAAATATATCTTTCAAACAGTTTTAGACCAGTTGCAGTGTTTTCAGCATTAAATAATTTTATAACAGTGAACTATGTACTTAGACTAGGAGATCTAGTTAACGGATACTATGTTAGACTAGGAAAGTTAAACTTTACAATAGGCGATAATCTTTCTAAACTATCGTTCACAGACGAGTATCAATTCTCTGATAAGACATTAGCCTCCGAAGGCGGCAAAATTATGAGTAATTTTGAATTTACAACTGAACTTAGGGATAACGATACTGATAGTGGAATAGATACAATTGTACTTTCCTATAAAAATCCACTTGCAACAGGTGCCACAGGAAATATTTCCTTTGATGTTGCTTATGGTATGTAACATTAATGCAACCTGTGGATAACTTAATACCCCAAACAGTCTAGAAAAATTAATTTTTCTGTTGCATAATCGAAAGATTGTGTTATACTTAATACTAAGTTTGAAATATAGTGCGTCTTGGTTGTTATACGCTAGGGACAATGACCATGTACGAAACCATCAAAACCAGGAGTGAACGAGCTTGGTGATAAATACCCTAGTAACATATAAAAGAGAAGAGAGGCAATGACAAAAGAGATTTATATCACAAAGCGTTCCGGCGAAAAAGAAAAACTAGATCTAGACAAAATGCATTTTGTAGTTGAAGAAGCCTGCAGTGGACTTGCAGGAGTTAGTTCTTCACAGATTGAAATGAATGCTGATTTACAGTTTTATGACGGAATGACCACAGACGAGATTCAGAATATTTTAGTAAAGAGTGCTAATGATTTAATTTCATTAGAAGCACCAAACTATCAATTCGCAGCAGCAAGATTATTATTATACAGTTTACATAAAAAAGTTTACGATCGATACGAACATCTAAGTCTAAATCAAGTAATCGATAAAAACATTAAACGTGGAGTATATGATCCTGCAATTAAGGAAAAGTATACGTCGACTGATCTAAAGAAACTAAACACTTGGATTAGACATGAGCGTAACGAAGACTTTACATACGCAGGACTTAGACAGGTTATTGACAAATATCTTTGCCAGGATAGATCAAATGGTGATATTTTTGAAACTCCACAATTTATGTATATGATGATTGCCGCAACATTATTTGCAGACTACCCACAGGAGACACGTTTACAATACGTGAAAAAATATTATGACGCGACCTCACTTTTTAAAATTAACATACCAACCCCGGTCATGGCTGGAGTTCGTACTCCAATTAGGCAGTTTGCTAGTTGTGTATTGGTTGACGTTGACGATACTCTGCCTAGTATTTTTAGTAGCAATTCCGCTATTGGTTATTATATCGCTCAGCGAGCAGGCATTGGTATTAATGCGGGCCGCTTACGTGCAATTAACTCAAAAATCAGAGGTGGGGAAGTAGCACATACTGGAGTTGTCCCGTTCTTAAAAGTTTACGAAAGCACAGTAAGAAGTTGTACACAAAATGGTGTACGTGGCGGAAGTGCAACTACACACTTCCCTATTTGGCATTATGAAATCTCAGATATTCTTGTGTTGAAAAATAACAAAGGTACTGAAGATAACAGAGTACGTAAATTAGATTATTCAATTCAGATCAATAAATTATTCTATGAACGTTTATTGGCCAGACAAGACATTACTCTTTTCTCGCCACACGATGTACCAGAAGTTTATGATGCTTTTTATTCAGGCGACAACGATAAGTTTAAGGAACTTTACGAAGCCGCTGAAAGGAAAACATCAATACGTAAGAAAAAAATGCCAGCAATGGAATTGTTCGGTGACTTGTTAAAAGAACGTGCTGAAACAGGACGTATCTATATCATGAATGTTGATCATACAAACTCACACAGTTCTTTTAAAGATCCTGTTTACATGAGTAACCTATGCCAAGAAATTACATTACCAACCAAACCCATTCAACACATTGATGACGAAGAAGGTGAGATTGCTCTTTGTATTCTTTCAGCGATCAATGTTGGTTTGATTAATAACGTAGAAGAATTAGAAAACTTGTGTGATCTTGCAGTGAGAGCATTGGAAGAAATTATTGACTATCAAGGTTATCCAGTCAAGGCTGCTGAAGTATCAACCAAAGCAAGACGTTCTCTTGGAGTTGGATACATTGGGCTTGCACACTATCTTGCTAAGAACAAAGTTAAGTATAATGATCCGCAATCATGGAAATTGGTACATGAACTTACTGAAGCGTTTCAGTACTATCTATTAGTTGCATCAAATGAATTAGCAAAAGAAAAAGGAGCATGTGAATATTTTGACCGTACTAAATACAGCGACGGCATTCTTCCTATTGATACATATAAGAAAGATGTTGATGATGTAGTAAAGGCAAAGTTGCAATATGATTGGGATGATCTTAGGAAGGACATTAAGGAACACGGATTACGCCACAGTACATTGTCCGCACAGATGCCATCGGAGAGCAGTTCCGTTGTGTCAAATGCAACAAACGGTATCGAGCCACCTAGAGCATTCTTGTCCATTAAGAAAAGCAAAAAAGGACCTCTTAAACAGGTTGTTCCACAATATAATCAACTGAAGAATTTTTATACTTTATTATGGGACATGCCAAGTAACGAAGGTTACATAAATATAGTATCCGCAATGCAAAAGTTCTTTGATCAGAGCATTAGCGGTAATTGGAGTTATAATCCTAAGCACTTTGAAAATAACGAAGTGCCTATGAGTGTAATGATGAAGGACTTGCTTACTACCTACAAAATGGGTTGGAAAACAAGTTACTATCAAAACACATATGACTTTAAGGGCGAAGAAGATAATGTTCAACCAGAAGGATTGGAAGATACATTGGTTGACAAAACTCAAAACGGTGCTATAATGAACGGCACGACAAACGGCGGTAATATTAACGGGCACTCAAATGGTCATAGCAATGGTGCTGAGACTGTGCTATCTGAGGATGGTGAAGAGTGTGAAGCCTGTAATATTTAATTTTTATGGCAAAACAGAGAGAAAATAAAAGAGTGAGCAAAACAGTATTCAACAAGAAAAAAGTGGACTTTACTAAAGAATTTATGTTCTTTGGTGAGGATGGTAATACACAACGTTATGACGTATTCCGTTATCCAGAGTATGACAAACTTAACCAGACTATGCTTGGTTATTTTTGGCGACCTGAAGAAGTTAGTCTTCAAAAGGATAGAGCCGACTATCAAGATTTCCGTGAAGAGCAAAAACACATCTTCACAAGTAATCTAAAATATCAAACACTGCTTGACAGTGTGCAAGGGCGTGGACCTTGTTTAGCATTCTTGCCATACTGTTCTAATCCAGAATTAGAAAGTTGTATTGTGGCCTGGGACTTTCAAGAAACAATTCACTCACGCAGTTATACACACATTGTAAAAAATGTTTATCCTAATCCAAGTGAAGTATTTGATACAATTTTAGAAACACCAGAGATTATTGCAAGAGCAGAAAGTGTTACTAAAGAGTACGACAAGTTTAATGAGATTGCAGATAATTGGTTCCATCACAAGAAGGGCAATATGTATGAAGTCAAGAAGCAATTATACAAAGCAATGATGACTGTAAACATCTTAGAAGGTTTACGTTTCTATGTATCTTTTGCTTGTACATTTGCTTTTGGTGAACTGAAACTTATGGAAGGATCTGCAAAGATTATTTCATTAATTGCACGTGACGAAGCAACGCACTTGAATCTTTCAACACACATTCTTAAGCACTGGATGAAAGGAAATGATGATCCAGACTTTGTCAAGATTGCTAAAGAGTGTGAAGAAGAAGTTTATCAAATGTGGCGTGACTGTGTTGAAGAAGAAAAGCGTTGGGCAGACTACTTGTTTACTAAAGGTTCTTTGATTGGGTTGAATGCTAATCTGCTACATGCATATGTAGAGTTTATTGCTAACAAGAGATTGAAAGCACTTGGCCTTAAAACAATTTACGATCGTCCTTTAAACACTAATCCTCTTCCGTGGACACAGCATTGGCTTTCAAGTTCAGGCTTGCAGGTTGCTCCCCAAGAAACAGAAGTAGAAAGTTATATTGTTGGCGGAGTGAAACAGGATGTTGAAGCAGATACGTTTAAAGGTTTCACTCTCTAGAGTAGGTAGGTAACGGTATGTACAAGACACAATTTAAAAGAAGTTCACCATACGAGTCTTGGACTACTTATGGATCTTATGGTACTGAGAATCAAGCAATATCTGCTGCCCTGCAAAAAAAGAAACAAGGTGTCATCATGGTAAGAGTCACGGACAAAAAAGGCTCACTAGTTTACTCTGGTTAATATATGAGATATTATTTTCTACAGTTAATAGATTGGAAAATTGCACTTCTACAAAAATTCAGATTGTTTGTGTCTGGTGAATCCAAATACATATATACAGATAAGCAAAAGAAACAATTCGTTAAACAATGGAAAAAGAATAAATGATCGAGATATACGGTAAACCAAATTGTCCATTCTGTGTTAAGGCAGTTAACCTATGCAAGATGAGACAACTTGAACACACATACAAATCACTAGGAACAGACTACAGTAGAGAAGAACTATTGGAATGGTTTCCGGGTGCAAGAACAGTGCCACAAATTAAAATTAGAGGCGAGAACATTGGCGGGTATAACGACCTTGAAGAGTATCTCGATAACACAGGATATAACGGAACAGGACACACATTATAATGCTAATCGAAACACCATACAAGGTAGGTGAAACAGTATCTATTAAACTTACATCAGGCGAGGAAGTTGTTGCACGCCTTGAGGAAGAAAAGGATTCAAATTTCATTTTACACAAACCATTAATGGTAACTGCTACACAGCAGGGACTGGGTCTTGCTCCTTTCATGTTTACCATTGGACCAGATGCTAAAGTTAAAATTGATAGTAGCAAAGTGGTATGCTTGGTTAAGACACAGGAAGAAATGAGCAAACAGTATATCAAAAGCACAACAGGGATACAAACCTAATGCCAGGAGTGGTGAGAGTAGGACAAGATGTTCATGTGGGGCATGCGAGCCCTACGCCAAACCCCTTTCATCAAACTTCCTATGCAGTAGGCTCTCCGAATGTGTTTACTAATAATTCCAAGACAGTTAGAAAGGGTGACACAACAGCATGCGGAGATCCTGCAGTTGGTGCTTCACCGAACGTTTTTGCAAACAATATTGCTGTTCATAGGTTAGGTGATGCAACAGGCGGACACGGTTCGTGGGTTCCGAATGCAGCAGCCACAGCAAGTGGCAATGTTATAGCGAACGGATAGTGCAATTTCTAATATAGTATGATACCACATTCTTTAAAAGTTAGTAAAGTATCAGATAACTACTAATATAATAAAAAGGATGGTATTATGAATCCAATAAAAAAATACTTTTATATGTCAATAGGTTTCCTATGCGTAGGACTGGCATATATTGGCGTAGTCACTCCAGGCATTCCCTTTTCAATCTTTCTAGTTATTGCTGCCTGGGCATTTGCTAAGAGTTCTCCAAGAATGGAAAAGTGGTTATACAACCACCCATGGTTTGGTAAATTTTTAACAAACTGGAATAAGAAAAGAGTATTCCCAACAAAAGGCAAATACTTGATGGCAGCCATGATGGCTTCCACGCTGGTAATTACGTTCTTCGCAACCGGTAATGTAAAGGCTGTTTTATGGAGCGGCGGCTTCATGATACTAGTCGCTATTTGGGCTTGGAGATATCCAGGTTCGGTTGAAGAATATAATCGCAGAGTCAAGGCAAAAGAAAAGATTGCGTGGTTAAAATAATATGAAGTGCGAACAGGGTGATCTTGCCAAAATAATATTTTCCGTTAGACAGGAGAACATTGGCAAGATCGTCTTGGTCGAAAAGTATATAGGAAAATACAAACAGGGCGACAAATTTGATTTCAGGGGCGTGGCATGCATGTGTCCAGTAACTGATCACTATTGGTGGATCAGCGGACAAGGATTGAGTAACATGTTTGGTGACACGGAGAAAGCATACATTGCAGACAGTTGGTTAGAACCACTGCGTCCTGACAATGACAAGATTAAATCAACAGCGAAAAGCACGGATGACATAGAAGTCGCCGCATAAAAAATTCACACACACAGAGTAATATAATAAACATATAAGGAAACATAATGACAACAGGAAAAGTAAAATGGTTTAATGACACCAAAGGTTTTGGTTTTATTACTCCTGACGATGGCAGTAAAGACGTATTTGCTCACTATTCGCAAATTCAAAACAGTGGATTCAAATCTCTAAAAGAGAATCAGTCCGTAAGTTATGAAGTTGAAGAAGGACCAAAAGGCTTACAGGCATCAAACATTCAAGCTCAATAGAGATTGCATGAATTCACACCCCGGATTTTTCCGGGGTTGTGACATAAAAAGGTTGACAGCCGAAACATTCTCTGCTATATTATACAGACAATGATAGAAAGGAACACTAAATGCCTAAAGTATATCACTTTGAACTAGACAACGAAGATATCTACGAAGT